GTTTGTCAAGCCAGCGAGGGTAGGGAACTTCAAGATTTGGCGCACTAAGACGACAATCGGCAAAGGCAAGGACAAATACGAAGTCGAGCAGATATGCGTAAGTGACCTTGAAGGGTTTTGGCAGGTACGCATCCCTTCGACAAACGGCATGTTTTCCGCTATAGCCGGGTTGTATGCAGACGAAAGCCTATCGCCTTCGTTAAGCACCGTATTCACGAATATGCTCATAGTGTCAACCATTCCTAACGGCTATTTCCACCGTGCCGTTCAGATGTGTTCTGCCTTGTACTTCAACCCTGACCTGTTGAGGGAGAAAAAAGAGCGCAAAGACCTCGTAAAAGAAGCCAGGAGGCTCGTTGAAGACTTTCTTGATTGGAGTAGGGTTGCGGAAGTTCAGGCAAAATCGAACGCGCCTACCGATGAAGATGAGCGCAACGAGGAAACTCTCGAACAAATGCTTGATGAAATCGGCAATAAGGAGTAAGATACTGCCATTATAAGAGTAGCGGCCCGATTTTGGACCGCTATATTTTATTCGTCGTATTTTTGTTTGGCTCTTGCGAGATTGTTTATCTCATCAGGTCTTAGTGGAGTTTCGTTGTTGTCTTTCCTTTTTTTGTTGTGTGCTTCAAAGAGCGGGCACTGATTGCATTTCAACGGGAGGAAGAAATGAATGTTGTCAGTCACACTGCCTTCAACATCATCGCTTTTATATCGCATCAGTTCGCTGTACTTCATTAGTCCTTCAATCCGCTCCTTGCTGTCTGCCGGCTGCTTCATTGCCGCAGACATGATGAGTTTTGCGGTTGTCCTCTTGTCGAGAAGTTCATCATCAACATCGGCGTCAACGGATATGCCGCTCTCCCTGTGAACCTCTTTCCTTGCTTCGAGCGCACGTTTAAATTTTTGGCTTTTAACCGTTTTGTTGCGCTCATTGGCTATCAGTTCAGACCCTTGCGCCATTATTGGCCCCTGGAATGCGATAGCATAAGCATCCTTATCGGTGTAGCCGAGACACATAAGGTCGGCAACAACCAGTTCCTCGTTGCTTATTCCAAGTCTTTTTGCTTCTTTCTCCTTGATTGATGACAGTGATAGTTGATGTTGCATGTTGTCAGATTAATGTAAGTTCACCTTCGTTTATAAAAACTGGTATTCTGTAGCACTGACAGTTGGGGTGCGGCCAGTCGAGGTTTTCGGGCAGTCCGTAATGGAACCCTGCTTCCGCGTCACAAATGTCGCAATTATAATTGCTTCCCCTCATCTGGATATATCCTATTGCGCCACGTTCTCCGAAATCATCCATCTGCGCTTTCATCCACGCCATTTGCAGGGTGATTTTAGCCATGTTGGTAACGTTTGTGCTTCCATTGTTAGATATGCCGACCGCTCCGTATTGGACACCGCGGCTGCGTATATATGTAGCGGCAAACTCTTGCCATCGTTTAAACGCAGACTTTATTTCGGGCATGTTGTATATCTGGTGCAGATATGTCTTAACACGAACCGACGCTTTTGCTGCGTTAAGCCCTGCATAGCGCACTGCCGCTATTGCCGCTTCCAAGTCCTTGAGCATCTTGTTCAAATATCCGTGCAGGGTGTCGCGCAGGTTGTTGCCGCCTTTGCCGAGCAGTGCTATCCACGCAGCAAGAGCGTTTATTTTCCGTGCGTCGCTCGTTGCTTTTGTGGAGTAGTCTATAATAAGCGAAAGTATTTCGTCTTCAACTTCATCCATCACTGCTGATATTTCGCTCATCATATCCTCGTTAAAGTCACTGCTGAAGTACAGCCGCTTCGGATCAACATTGTACGAGTAGCATATCCGCACTATATCATCTGCGGCTTCCGTAAGTATCGCATCAACAAGTTCCTGCAATGCCGCTCCGAACTTTTCCCTTCGAACAATGTACGATTTGGCTTCATTGATTTCGTCATTCGTAGGAATCCTGTATCTTGTTGTGTCAAGTGTTATTGTCATATCAGCCAATCAAGAATTGTTTCACCTTTGTAGCCCCGTTTCCATATCCACCAGGCATAACTCGCCGCACTCCCGCCATTCCTGCGCATTGTGTCGAAATCCCCATTTTTGGCGCACAAAACACGCTCGACGCACTGTAAAACCCTGTGGGGGGGTAGTTACGAACAACTCATTGTATCTACCCTTGCTTTCAGCGAATGTGGTTTTGAGGAACATGCAGACAAGCGAGCCGTCGGGGACCAGTTCTAGCGCATGTTTAATAAATGGTGTAGCATACTTATATGGTGGATTAGTGACGACGGCGAAGTCACCGTCAAACGGTGGCTTTGTCATTGCAAAGAAATCCTGTGTTTCACCATAACCCCTGTCAATGAGGTCTGACGAATGGACTTCGTGGCCAAGTTCCTCTAAGCGGATAGACAAGTGGCCTGCACCGCAAGCCGGTTCAAGGATTTGTTTCGGTAGATTAACCTTACTGACAAGGAGATCAATGGCGCGGCTATCAGTTGCGTAGTAGTCGTGTTGTTCTCTCTCCTTGTCGGTGTGGTTGCTTGCACCTAATGTTTTCCAGACGCTATTCTTGTTGCCAGTCCAGTCTTTGTTTTTTGTCATTGATTTCGTCTTTTATCCGCTTTAAAGCGATGTCGTAATATTCCTTTTGAAGTTCTATTCCGATGAAATGTCGGTTTTCCCTTATTGCGGCTACAAGAGTGGAGCCAGAGCCAGCGCAGAAGTCGAGTACTACCCCCCCCCGCATCGGTGTAAGTCCTTATTAGCCAACTCATTAGATTGGTTGGTTTTTCGGTTGGATGGAACGATTTACCAGTAGGATGCAGCTTGGGAATGCTTACGATGCTTGTAGGATATTTCTCATCGCTGATGATTGTCGGCGTTTCAACGAAATTACCGTAGCATCGGTTCTGCGTAGGCTTCTCCATGTTGCCCTTTGAGTGGTTGCGCCTATGCGGTTCGCACTTGACCATCTGCGGATTGTATGTCGGTTGCTTGCGGTAGAACACGGCTATATCCTCATGTTGTCGCAAAGGAGCGCGTTTGGCGTTAAGAAAACCCGTTTTCAGTTTCTTGTCCCACACAAGCGAGTAGCGGTAGTGTTTCTCGTTTGATAGGATGAGTTTAGCGGTGAATACTCCTTGACCGAACAACACGATTGCCCCGTTGTCCTTGATGATGCGCTCCAGTTGCGCCCACATCGGCTCAAACGGGATGATGCTGTCCCATTTGGCCGATGCGTTGGATTTATTTAAAACGGCGTATGGCGGATCACAGATGATTGCGTCAATGCTCTTGTCGGGTATTGACGGCATGATGTCGAGGCAGTCACCGAGTATTATTTTGTCAAGCAGGTTGGTCATAGCCGTTTAGTGCGAAGCATTGTATTTTTGCCAATTGTTTTCATTTGGCCTATTGCCCCACTTATCCGTGTTGAGCAGATTTGGTCTTCCAGGCTTTCGGCCAGTTGCGACCGAGCCTTTCTTTTTTTTCGTCACCTTGGCTTTTTCTTCACCATCTTCGCTGTCGCTTCCCTGCGTTTCCTGTTGTGCATTGATAACCTCTACTTGAGCATCGGTCTGGATTTCCGAAAGTTCTTCCTGCATCTCCACGTTGTGCTCGTTTTGAATCTCGATGCGCTGTTCCTCAACAAGCAGTTGGTGCATATCAGCATCGTGTTTTTCCTGCTGGATGCGTTCCCATTCCTGCGGTGTCGCATAGGGTAGTTTTTCGGAAGCCGTCTGCCGCGAAAGGAAACCGCCGAGCACGGCCGTGTTCAGGTTTTGGGTGAGCTCGGTGAGGTTGCTGTGGACGTATGGCTCGATATAGTGACGGATGTTTGTGTTCATAAAATCCAGCCTTTGCTCGCTCTCGATGCCATAGCCCCAGTTGAATATGTCGATTACTTTGTCAAGACATCCGTCATATTCGTGCGCGTCATTCAGTGCTTTTTCAAAAGCGTCAGAATACATGATTTTCAGCGCAACTCCAGGGGTGTCGCCAGACTTCAGTTCGGGCGTTTTAACAGCGAACGACTGCTTATAGATTGCTTCTTCCAATTTGTCAAGTTCACCTTTGTAGGCATTGCTTGCGTCTTGTCGGTTCAGGAATCCAGCTTCTCCATCGGAGGGGAGGAACATGATTTTTGACGCATACGACATATCTTTGCTTTCGATAACCTCACTACCTTCTCCCTTGACATACATGATAGGAAGTCCAAAGTCATGGTTACTGTGCGCAAGGTTACTGAATGCGCTCTCATAGTTTTCGATAGCTTCCTGCGAGAATGTCCAGCACGGTCCGTTATCATCCCGCATATAAGCCACAGGAATGTCGTCAAATCGGTGTTCAATGCGCTCTTCAAGTTTGTACCCGTCGGCAGAGAATGCCTTGACGACGGCTTGTTTAAACTTTCCGACCGAAGTTGTAGGATCGCCGTCAGCGACAAACCTGTAGTAATACGTTTCATCCCAAACGTCGATATATCGTTTTAAAACATTGCCTTTTTCATCGACAGCGATATACGTTCGCGCAAACGTATCAAGTTTCCCTGTGCGCAGGTTGTAGTGCGGGTAGAGTTTGTCCCCTTTTAGGAAAGAAAGCACCTTCCACCCGAACTTGCCGTTGTCCATAAAGCCGACGAAAGCGCCATCGCCTGTCGCTTTGACCGACTTGACGAGTTGATACCAGCCGATTTCCATGTTTTTGTTTGCCCACCCATTGCGGTGTTCTGTGTATGTCTTCACGGCTTTTTCGGTGGCCCTCTTGTCAGAGAGTTCAAACTGAACATCATTGCCGCAAAGGTGCGTCATGTGTTTGACAAGGATAATCTGCTGAAAAGAGAAAGCATAGCGCGGTATCTCTTGTATGTACCATTTCCCGTCGTCTTCGTTCTTTACCCAAATGTCAGGGTAAAGTTCTTTGTCGTTGATAAGATGCCCTGCTGGGTCGAGTTCTCGCAAAAAATCCTCTTGCGTGACGATCTTCCTTAGAAGTTTATCAGTCGGCGCAACAGTTTCCTTGTCATCGTTGTCAACATACCCGTGGTCGTATTGGCCTCCGGGCATGATTCTTGTAAAAGGCCGCTTTGACAGCAATGCCCTGAGTTTTGGTTGTGTGATATTTTCTGCCATAGTATATTTGTTTATCGTCTTAATTGGAGTCTTCGGTGTACAAACTTATGTGATGACTTTGCCCAGTTCGGAACCTCTGCATGCACTTTCTTTATGTCAAAGATTTCTCGCATAAACAAAGCCTCAAAAAAGTCAGGAGAATGACCAACCACGCTTTTGTGTTTCATCTGCTCTTTGTGTATAAGGCACCATCCCTTGTCTTCCTTTGTCGTGTCTTGTTTAATACACCTGCGCTCACGTTGGAGGATGGCAGACAATTTTACCTTGTCTTTGCCGATGCTGTAAAACCGATCAAGCAAAGAGTGTTCAATGCTCCATCCACATTGCTGTGTGCGTTCAGCAAACTTGTATGCACATTGCGACTTCTTGTTGTCGTACAGTCCCTTGTCTTTTTTTTCGACAGCTTCTTGGTTGTTGAATGGGATTGCTCTTGGAAAAGCACCTCTAAGAACCTGTCCCATACCATTAAGGTCATAGGCGAAGTTTTCTTCAAGAACTCCCCATTCGTGCAGTTTTCCGCGAAGCATTTCGGTGGTAGAGTATGGGTCCCTGCGGCACACAAATACATCTGCAACGTGCCATCCTACCCAAAGCCACGTCACGCAGTTATCGCCGCCGGTGCCTGCGACGTCGCAAGTCGCCCTGCGCACGCCGTCATCAGTCATTTTTGAATTATTGAAAACGGCATCGAGATGATATCCTTGTATCATATCGTTTCCCGACTTGACAATATCCCAGTTCCCTTCGAACTCCCTGGCCCTCACTTCTGGTGGTTGGTTGAGAAGGTTTGCGATATATGCGGGATCGCTTTTAAGCAGGGCTTTGTTATCTTTCAGTGAGGCCTTGATAAACGTCACCGACTTGACGAAAAACGATGTTTTTGTATATCCGTATTTCTCCCATTCGGGATCCCAAGCATCGTCAATCATCTCTTTGCACTGTTCATATACTTCATTCGGTGTATTTCCCCAAACGATGTTGTCAACAGTGTCGTCCGGCATATAGCAATAACGGACAATGCCGTTGCGTTCAGGAATGGCCAGCCCTTTTCTTTCTGGATGTTTCTTGCCGTCAGAGTATATCGTGTCGGACTTCCCTATCCACCAGTCGATGAATTTACGAAGCCAACTTAACGGATCGGGGTTACAGGTGCCGAGTATACGAGAACGGACACCTACAGTGTTTCGGTTTGATGTCATCAAAAATTTAAACATCTCGAACGACATTTGCGGCAACTCGTCAATTCCGATATAAGCAAACTGCTGTCCGCGATATTTCGTGTCGAAGTCTGCCATCGGCATGTCGTAAATGGAAAGACCGAGTTTCGCGCCAGTGGCAAAGTACCATGTCATATCATCTTTTGACTTGTTGTATTTGCCCATTGACGAGAACCACCGCTTGCTTTCGTTAATGATGTTTTCAAAATCATCCTTGTTTTTTCGGAAGATAATACCGTTAAAGTGCTTGTTGCCGATATCATATAAAGGCTCCATAAGCATCGTTACCGTGTTGTGGTTTACGGTATATGCTTCAGTCATGTACAGGTGGTCTTTCCCTGTGACGGTGATACACCTGCACTCGTATTTTCTCTTGTTGTCTTTCCTGACTTGCAATATCCTCTTTACGAGAACACCGTCGTTTTTTGGCGCGGATTTCGGTTTGATTGCGTTTTTATTGCAAATCCTTGCATAGTACATCAAATCAAACAATTCGCTGTCATCAGGAGCGACGAAAGAAACACGCCAATATCCGATTTTTTCTGGTGCGTCTTCTATTTGGGAAACCCTTGCCCAAATTCCGAGAGAACGCGCAACTTCCGCGACATCTTCAATCAGTCGCTTGTTTGGCAAATCAAGGCACGGGTGCAGGTTTTGTTTCCTTCCGCTTTTGTGCATAATTCCGCGCAGATAGTCCCACCTGCTTTTGATTGATGCCCTTTTGTATTCATCAGGTATCCATGCAAGTTGTTTTTGTCTGCTTGCTGTGATTCTTCTCCTATTTTCGTCGGTAATTCCGCGCAGATACCAAATGCCGTTCTTTCTGTTCTGATTAACCCTGTATCCGAGAGCACGCGCCTTCTGATTCTCGGTATAATTTCCGCTCATCGCAACTCCAGACCGCTCAAAATGCCAGTATCCAGAGCCGCTGATATATCCAAGAAGATAGGGATGGAGCGGCAGTTTGTCAGGTGTTAAGCCTTCGTCAATTTCAACTTCTCCGCAGAGAGGTATTTCGACATACTGGCCTCCTGTTTTTCTTAATGACAACGGGAACGGCCTATCTATCACATATTGGTTCATGATATCCCTTGCGCTCATTTCGCAGAACTCTCCGCTTTGTCCAACGCGGGCGAGGAATCTGTGGTCTTTGGTGCAGTGAAGCATTGTGCCGTCATCAAAGTAGAACACATACACCGTTTGTTTTCCTTGTTCGTAAATCGCACTTACGGTTTGGATGCCTTCATAGGGTGTACATATCGCGTCACCGACCTCAAGGTCACCCATCTTTCTCCATCCGCTCGGTGTCGCGATTTTAGTGTTATATGTGTTTGCCTTTCCTCCGCCTCGGTTGCCGCCGAACACGGTAATATCGGCGCAACTTGCCAGTCCCGTTTCTTGACCTCCACTTTGTGATACAAAAAAATCCGCGCCATTGGATGCACTGTTGTCGTCCAGCCGTCCCATAGCGTTTTCTCTGGTGCAAATATCAGCACCATCCGTTGTTTTAAACCCTGTCATTCTTGTTTTCTTTTTTTTATACAAAGGTGTGATTTTAAGGTGAAATTAGACGTGTGTGACTACGGAAATGGGGATTTCCGCAACGATATTCAATAATACTTTTCCCAGTAAGTAACTTTGTAGTGAAAAGGCGAGAAACGCCAAATAAACAAATTAACGAAATACTATGGAGAAAGAAATTCTCATTCAAAATCTTCGGACGAGGGTTGGAGAAGACAACTGCAAGTCCATCAGTGACAAGACGTTTGAGGGTATTGCTGAAAGCGTGTTGCCTATGTTTGCCGATGATGAAAAAATCACCGACGAAACTTACAATCTGCCAGTTGCGGCACTGATTCAGTTCGCAGGACAGAAAAGGCACGACGAAAAGGCTTTTGCAGAGAAATTCAAAGCCGACTATGCCAAGGACTACGACGAAAAACATCAAAAAGATGTCGAGGATCGTATCAGCAAGGCCGTAGAGAAGGCTATTGAAGACTACAAGAGCCAGCATCCCGACAACAAAGAAGACGATGACAACAACAAAGAAACAGAGAACCTGGATGACAAAATCGGCAAAGCCGTATCCAAGGCCCTTGCAAGTCTTACTGGCGAAGAGGGTGAACTCGGCAAACTGTCGAAAACCGTCACCGACTTCATGAAGTCACAGGCCGACAGGGAGAAGACCGAGGCCAAAAACCGCGTCAAATCACAACTGCGCAAACACCTGCTTGACCTCAAGGCGAACAACGAGGCTTGTGTTGACGATGCGCTTGATGACATCGAATACGGAGAAACTCCTACTTTCGATTCTTTAAAGCAGTCGGCGATAGACGCCTACGAAAAGCGCTACAAGCGCTATTATTCAGACGGAGGCAAGCCTTTCGGTGGCGGTGGTGGTGGAAACGCAGAAGACGGCATGAATTTCGTGCAGAAGCGCATCAACGAACTCAAAGAGGAAAATGAGCGGAACGCGAAGTATGCCGATGATTTAAAGAAGCATTTAAAGTAACTCACAAAAAACAAACAAGTTTAAAATGAGAGGAACTATCAACAATTATGTGAAGTGGAGTTCATCCTTCGGAGGCGTCCGCAAGTGCTTTGAAGGACACACCATCATTGCCGTTGGCGGTTTCAGCATTGACCTCGACGATATGCCCACCTACGGCAACGCTTTGGCTGCTGGCACTCCCGTGTATGCCGATGAGCAGGCCCGCACTATCGTACCTCTTTACACTTTCAAGGTCATCAGTGTTGACGGCTCTTCCGCAACCAAGACCATCACTGTTGAGAAGTACGAGAACGGCACCACAGCAAAGGTCGGCATGAAACTCGGTGTTGTAGGTGCAAACCTCGGCACTGCCGTTTCTAACGTTGCAACCGTTACCGCTATCGACAGCAGCAATGCTGAATACGATGTTCTTTCCGTTGACGCTGTTGCTTCTGGCGGTACCGCCTTTATCGCGGCGGACGACATTCTTGCCGAATTTAACGGAACCACCAAGAAGGTCAAGGTCGTTCCCAACGGCTTGACTTATCGTGACAACGTGCTTGATCCCGATGCTACGGCGATGGACGTTGACTACATTTGGAATTGCATGGAGAAGCCCGTGCTTGAGCGCCGTATGCCGCCTTTGACGGACAGTCTGAAGGCTGCTTTGCTCGCCAATGGTTGCTTCTTCCGTTTCTCTAACCGCAAGTAAAGAAAGGAGGACTAAAAGATGATCGACAAAAATCTTTTCACCATTGGTGGTCTGTACAAATATCTTAGTGCAGAAAGTTTTGGCGTTGTTCTGAACAATGTCAACAACAAGTACAACGATGCCATTTGGCGTCGCTATGCTGACTGGGGTCGCCCCTCTAACGAGCGTGAGTGGAAACAGGGCGTCAAGAAAACTCCTATCCTTGTTCGTGCAAGCGTTCTCGGCACTCATTCAGAGAAGCCCCAGCGCAGCACTCAGGGCTGGGAAATCTACGGTGGAACCCTGCCCAAGATCGGCCACGGATTCAGCATCGACGAAGATGAAATGATTGAACTGCGCCGCATTGCAAAGCTCAATGACCTGACCTTCGGAGAGTCGCTTATCGACGCTTTCATCAACAATTCCGGCAACATGCTTGGTGGTGTACACAACGAGTTGTCGTACATGACGCTCCAGGCTCTTTCGACTGGCGGTATCCATGACATTTCAATCGACGGTTTCCGCTACGACTTCGATTTCCAGATTCCCGATGAGAACTTCACCGCTCCCACTGCTGGCAACAAGTGGTTCCAGACTGGCGGCACTGCTGCTCCCAACACCAGCGCCGACCCCATTGAGGATATCTTGAACTTCCAGACCTATTTCTCTGAGACACTTTCTCTTGGCGTAGACCACTGGAAGATTTCAAAGACTCTGCTTGACAAGGTTCTCGCTCACCCGTCGGTCACCGACGCTTACAAGGGTAGCAAGAATTTCTACAACCCCAGCAACGTGAAGATTGCGAAGAGCGACGTTCTCGCATGGATGCACGAGGAAATGGGAATTTGGATGTTCGATGTCATCGACTTCAAGACCCGCCACGAGGAAGACGGCAAGCCCGTTAACGACAATCCTGCATTTGATGTTCACAACATGGTTGCTTGCAACAGCGAGTACAAGCCTTTCGAGATGAAGTGTATGCGCAGCATCCTCGCTGACCGTGCCGCTCTCGGCGCACACAACGACAGTGTTCGCACCACTTTGGTTGAGGATCGCATCGCCGTGCAGGACGTATGGCATGACCGCCCCATGAAGAACATCGTAGACTGCGAACTCTACGCTGGTCCCGTGTTCAACAATCCCACCGAGTTCGGAATCGTAACCACCTACACCGATTCCTAAACAGTTTAATGTGACCTGATATGGCTGCGGATTCTACGGAAAGCAAGACTGTGATTGATTACATCAACGGATTTTTCCCTGGTGCAAACGTCACTGAAACCATAATTGCCAACATCCTTTTCAAGACGGGTGTCGATGCCGACATGTCGCAATGGGAACTGGATGAGAGACAGCGTGATTTGATTTACGCATATCTCATTCTTTACCTTGCTCCAGGTGCTGGCTCGTCACAGCGCGTCACTGACAGGGATGGCGATTGGGAACACTCCGAGAGTACAAGCGCATGGACTTACTCCGACAGGAGCAATCTCTTGCGTTTGGCTCGCGCACTGCTAAAGAAGTGGGGCATCGAAGATGAGCTCGCTGATGTCGCAGGTGGCAAATGGGGTTTCAAAGGAACTGGTTTCCGTAAAATCCGCAAACGACCGTAATTAATATGACTGTTGATAATCCCCGCTTTCCGCACTTCTGTAGAATCATCCGATTCGCAGAGGTTGGACCGATGGAAGACCAAACCATCGTTTCGGACACTATGTCCGACGACGTTGGACAAGTCTGCATCGGTTGCACCTGTTCGGACTGCGATTGTCCTTGCGCCAGTGCAGGCGAAGGGGCGAGAGTGATCTACAGGGGTGTTTGCAGGGGTTATAGCAGAGACACCGTTTCCGATAATGGAGATGTAAACGCATCATACCGCTGGCTCTCTTTGCCGACAAAGCAAGATGAGTGGACTGATGAAACCATTCCGTTGGAAGGGGACAAGGTGATACTGCAACGATACGGATATAAGGAGTACGGTCTTGTCGTTGACAAAAAACCTAGCAACTTGGGAACTCACATCCTTTGGAAGTATGTCCGCAACTAACAAGCACATATTGGACGCTATCGACGGTTACCGAAAAAAGATAATCGACGAAATTGAAGGACGATGCAGGGATTACTGTCAAGACTTGTGCTGGTCTGCCATTCGCTATAGACGCGAAAATCCAGAAGCGCATGACTTTACGGGAAACCTCATAAGTTCAATTGTTGTGTGCTTGTATAGAGAGCGCAAACCTATTGTCGCATATTATGCGTCAGAACAATTCATACCAAAGGCAATACAGGTTAAGATGTCGGCAAACGCAAAATATCGAAAGAAATACTTCTTTAATCCCGACTATTCGGGGGATATGAGTGTTTTTCGCGCCGAAGTCAAAACCGACAAAGGTTGGGGTGAGGAAGATGCACGTCAGTTTTTTCAGTGGTACAGGCCAAATGGGAAAAACCTTTTTGACATTGTGGTCGCTTATCCTGTTGAATACGCAAATTTCATCGAAGAGGAGCGCAGTTCGACTGGTATTGTTGACACATACACCCATGCGGAGAAAGTCGGCGTGTTTTGGTTAAAACTTCATAGGACAGCGTAATGGCGAACAATACATTTCTATATAAGATTTACAATGACCTCGTTAGTGCAGTAGAAAAAACAGGGAAACCTGTTTATCTTGAGCGACCGAAATCGTTGAAATCAGAAGTGGCGCAATTCGTCGTCATCACCTTACCAGCGCAGATTTACGGAATGGTAAAGGGCGGGCTTGATTTCCGCTCTGGCTCAAACGGCTTGATTTCTGTTTTCTGCAAAGCCAAGACCGATGGCACCATGAATGTCAACGCGCAATCCAACCTTGTCCAGCAAGTGCTCGACTTGTTTCCTATTGTCGGCGATATCGTTGAGGCGTCGAACCCCGCAATTTTAATGCAGGGTGCAGACGGATACGGTTATCAGGTTACACAAATCACATTTAAATTAAGAACGATTAAATCTTAAATAAACGATTAAACTATGGCAGCTTCAACTATTGTTAAGAAAGCGTCTTTGCAGCCCAATGTCTTTGAAGGCATTAGCGCAATCTTCGCCGTTGACGGTGGATTCACTTTCACTGGCACTGGCACCGAGGCTTCTCCTTTTGCTTTGGCTCTTGCAGAGAACAAGACCCTGCTTGAGTTCCCCTGCTCCGAGGACAGCGGTTTCAGTTTTGACACCGGTGCT